CCATTTTTGGTTTGATTGTAAACATTGCCGTCGATATGACAAGCGGCATTACCGCAAAAAGTGTATTCAACTAGTTTTTTGACATTTCGGTCACTATAGTTTACCGACATCTCGGTCGGAGATTTAATTGAGCAACTGTGCATGTTGCTCATCATATGTTAATAATGTTCCATCAGGTAAGTATGGTGCTAATTCATATTTCTCAATTAAAGATTCCAAAAATCTTCTCTTCTCATCGCATACTTTTTTACCATATTGAAAATACTCCCGATTCGCTGCAAGTATAGACTCACAGCATTGTTGATCGAAAGTTATATTACCATTATAGGTTACAACAGTAAGCATTTTAATAATTGATTCTTCAGCTAATGGACAAGCGACAGTATCTGGGCCATGCAAATCCGCAATAAACTTCCTTTTTAAAAATTCTAATTCATCTGTTGAAATAAACGGAACTATTTCAGACTCTTTATCTGCAGCTGTGTACACAATTCCATATCGTGCTAACACATCCGCTATAGCAACATGATTTAGCCAGTCATATTTAGACGACATACAATTATCATCGCCAAAAGTTAAAACTGATAAAGACTCGTAAAATCGTGAATAGTTTATCAAACTCTCATCACGTTCTTCTTCTATAACCATAGACGCTATCATCATATACATAATATTAACCATACCATTAATAACTGTTGTAAGTGAATGTCCAGACGGATTACTTCCCTCTGTTTCAATCACAGTACCAAAAGCGTTAGATAATGGAAATATAACGTCTGTAGCTATTCCCTTGGCAATTGTCAAATCATCATCACTCCATCCAAAACGTTTCATCAAACGTAACAATACATTAAATGCGGAACTCATGATTTGAGCAGCCATGCCCTTATCAAATTTTTTATAATCACCAGCTATGATTCGATCTGAACCATGTTGAACTATATAATCATAAAGAACCTTCCAATCACTAGAATAACAATTTGCTCCAATAGCCATACCAAATTTATGACGGTGGTGACCACTAAATAACGGAATACACCATAGGAAAAATTGTCGTTCCAAGGCTATAAACGCTGCAGGACCACTGTTAAACACTCTACACTTTTGTTTGCGTATTTTATCATGTGTTAAGGGTTCATCTTTAAAATTGAAATCCCACACAATGTTGTTTCTCTCACTTCTACGATAGCGATCGAGCATACGCTCATACTCTTCCATAACCTCTGAATTAAAAGTGTAATGTAGTGAGTGTTTTTCATCTGGAGGTAGTTCCACTAATATTTTACTTTTAGGTCCTTTATGGGCAAAACCACCCGATGTTTTGGTTGGCATACGCTCCATATAAGCTATACCATCAACACCATTGATAGCTGAACTCAGATCTAAGGGTCCGTTAAAAACGTTAATATCATTAGATTCAATAATGTGTAGATACCAATTGAATAAAGCATCCTCGGCACGAGTAACATACCTCTGTGGGAAATTTGGTTTAACCAACATAGGTTCTAAATTTTTAACTGCTGCTGTGTGGGACTTAATTCCTTTAGGCGAAACATGCAATGGTTCAATCAATCCAAAATGATCGAGAACATCTTGACACATTAGTGTCTCACAAACATTTGTCCTCATTTTTCGCCGATGTGTATCTAAACTACCGTAAATAATAGCTTCACCAGAATCAATATCACGTAATGGACATTTCTGATGAATAACAGGCTTCAATTGTAACTCTTCATTTGTAATATATGTAGCTTTTAAATCTACACCATTATATGAATGCGCTAAAAATGATTTGCCACTTGTAACTACCTCAAAAAGAGGACAAGCGAAAACTTCTGTTTTATATCTACCGTAGTCACCACGAGCTGCAACATGGAAGCCACCAATAACATATCCATTACGACAATGTACTATATAAGGTGCACCACAATCGCCATATTCAGTGGGGGTATCTACATAACCTTTATAACCCATATATTTAAATTCAACATCATCGGATTTATAATACAACAATGATTGGGAAAAACCTTTAATATTACGATATTGAAGTCTCCCATTTTCATCCCTGATAATCAATTTACCTTCCATAGCACCTTGAAGTACGGTGGTTGGTAGAAATTTTGATATATCACGAAACGGTGACAATGTTGTATGTTGAAGCATCATAACGTCTCCATACGGGTAATCGGAAAAATTATCATGATCAAGAAATATATTGAACCTATTAGAACCGATATTAACATCAGTGTCTTCACGTAAAATGTCTACACGACATGGAAATGATTCCTTAAGTGCCAAATACCAATGTTTTGGAACTAAAATTAAATTGCTTCTATAACCTAACCCATTAGTGTAGTAACGTCGCCCAGTGCTAACTGTAGCTGTTATGTACACAACATTTCCAGAAACAACATTTTGAAGTTGTTCCATTGTGACATTGCTAGCTGCGTTGTCAACCACACTTAAATCACGATAGTTTACTCTCCAAACATTTTTGACTTCATCGGTTTTAGCTGACTGCGCTCGCCCAGTAATGGACATAAATTCAGATATTTTTCTTACAATAAATAATATTGAACCT